TGAATGGGCACCGGAACTAAATTCACCGTCCACGCTAAACCTATCGCCGTGTACCTGATATGGGCCAAGCACCAATCCATCGCCTAAAACATAAACGTCATCCCTGCCACGAGCTAGTTCAAACGAAGCCCCAGACAATGCTGGACTAAAGGCGTTTGTCGTAGTTAAAGAAGTGTCGCTAGCAATTGACTCAACACGCTGAGTCTTTCCACCGGCTTTGATGTAACTTCCAACAGAAAGATCAGAAGTAAAAGTGGTTGAGGTTCCCGTTACGGTTGTACCGCTAGAGCTAACAGTTCCAGTTAAGGACGAGTAAGAGCCTAAATGTTCTGCTCCCGTAACAAGGGTAAAGTCGCTGCCAAGGTCGGGGTCAGGGTACGTTGTGTCGCTTTCTGCCCCAGTCACAACCTTGCCAGCATCCAAAAACCATTGGTAATTTCGAGTGTTCTCTGAAGAACGCAAACGCATTATTTGAATTTTACTATCTAAAGCTCCCGTAATATAATTGCGGTAAATAACCCAAACGTCATCCTCGTCCGATCCGTACACAGATGCAGCACTAAGGAATCGGTCTAGTCCGTTTTCGTTGGGCTTTCGCTCAGACCAGGCTTGAACTTCTTCCTGCTTTTCCCAAATCAAGCAATCAATTTGACCATTGTTGGGTAACCAAAGTATTCTGTAGGGATCTTGGCTGTAAGCAATTTGAGTGTATGCTCGATTAGTAGCTCCAGTGTTTTTAGCGTTAAGCCTAGTCAAGTCTTCAGCAGCGTAACCCCTAGATCTCCAGTCGTATGACAATTCGTACACGCGTTGTCTTTCAGGACTAACAAAAACCACCGTGCCGCCAACCTGTCTTGGCTGTATGTACGCACTGCCAACGGAACTTTGAACTTGAATTAGAGGAGCAGAGGTAGCAGATATAGCATTGTTGTCGGCTCCACGCAAGGAGTATTCTTCTCCAGACGTTCCAATTAGCAAGGCATCTTCTCCAGCAAACCATCTAATCTTGTTCTGCTCTACACTAGACAACGTGTAGCTTACGCCATCACTTGCCAATACATTGGGGACAGAGGTTCCAAAGTTTTTAAAACTGTCAATTTTAGACCCCCAAATAGTTTGCTTGCGATTGTCTGTACCACCAAACCAAATGCGTCCTTGGTAAAAAGAAACAGCAGCAGGCCATCCTTGTACATTGCTAAATGCACCCTCGGACCATAACTTAGTAGCAGCCACTGCACCGCCTGCTGTAGAGTCAAGCGACTCAACCCAATCCGCTGTTACGCTAGTAGAGCTTGTGTATTGAGTAATTTTAAAACTCCCCTTAACTTCTATTGCGGGAACAATTAAAACAGCAGCAGAATGCCCAGATCCTCCGTTTGTTGATTGCCTAATTTCATATTGGGCTTTAGGATTAGACTCGCTGCCAGTAACAGTAAAATCTAATTGTCCTCCACCATTTCCTTGAAGTTGTTGAATCTTTTCTTCAGTTACCCAATTGTCTACACTTCTGTAAAGATAAAGTTCATCAATAAAACCGCCATTAGTAGTTAATGTCCAGTCTCCAAAAACAGGAATGGGACCACTAACCAATGAACCAGAATGCAAATCCAAAGATGCTTCTTGGGCTTCACGTTTTTCGCGTATCTCCCAGTAGCTGCCAACGTGACCTGCTTCAAATAATGCAGATGATGCAGTGACGGTTACCCCGCTTCCAACATACCCATTAACAGCCAGAGTGGTTGTACTAGTGTTTTGCTCAATGACCGGAGGTAGGGTAAATTCAATTTGCTCTATACGCCAGTCGGTTGCTCCGTAACGAGACAGGGTTAGTGGCTCGTAATTTTCATTTACCAGATAGACTACATCATTTACCTGTGCCCTCATAGGGTAGTTCAGGTAAGACGTAAACTGGCTCATCGGCAACGGAATTTCGTAGATAAACGTGCCCGTTGTTTCAGTTTCCGTCAAAGCGTGCCAGTTGCCTGCGGTAAATGTGCCAGCAGAATCGCCACCTCCGAGCGTGTTAAATGCGTACACAACTCCACCATTGCTAACCAGTTCGCCATACCTGTATGTCGTACTTGCCTGCCAAGCCGACACATCCCCTATGTCAACCGTAACCTGGGCGTTGCCAATTGTGCTTTGAGAACTATCAAAGAAACGCATGTACGTTCCGTCAGTCTCAATAATGTAGTTTACCGATTGGCTAAATTTAAATGGCAACAATATGCTGCTGCTAGTCTTAGCTTCAGCCGCATACTCAAATCCCCACATGCGTTCGGCGGGGCCATACTTAAGCGGGATAAAGCCCGTGCAAGTTTTGAGGGCAGAATTGTAGTCTTCAAGATCGGTACGTCCGTCAAGAAGCGGCGACCACAATCCACTATTAAATCGGTTAATCCTGGTCCACAAACTCATGCGTCTTCTCCACCGTAATGGATTGAATCCCAAACAGAGGAAGCATACATGTTGTCAACCGGCCTGCGACGTTGCAGACTGTCTGTAAATTTGGCTTCCTCTACCTTTCTTTCATACAACGAAAACAATCCTTGAGACAAACCTTTATCATCTGTTATTGCCATGCAGCACGAAGCGGCTAAATGCAAAGCTATAGACTCGACCAACAAAGCATCAAATACAGATGTGTCTTCTTCGTCTCTAATGTACGTAATCTTTAAAGGAGCAGCCAAGTCCGTGTGTATGTACTGACCTTTGAGTTCGTACTCTTTGTAGTGCAAGTCGTCGAGGTCGGTGTTGCCAATGTTGACAAGCCTTAACGATTCTTGAGGAACTAAAAATCTTTTGCCCCATGTGTGCTCAGGAGCAGTTGCGTCTGCGGAAAGGCTAACATCTTTTTTAGCGCATCCCCAGGTATGCGACCTCAGCACTTCTTTTCTGCTAAAGTCATACCGAAAGCTAAGAAGCTCGGCTGTTGGACTAGTGTCGGTAAAAGGATCGGTGTACCTTCTTTCCCCCAAATGGGTTGCCGCTAAATTTACTATATCGGTTTTTGTTACTGCCATGCTTCTTGTATGTTAAACCCCTAAGCCCACCCCCCGAAGGAGGTGAGCCAAGGAGACTAGGAAGAACCTAGAATTCAAAGAGCCTATGGGCTCTGATCGCAGAGTACCTCTACTACGCCTTCTTCTTGAACGCGAGTAGCACCAATGTCCTGCTCGGCCCAAACTTGGTACGAGTAGTTCTTGGTGGGAAGCTGTTCAACGCGAGCGTTAAACGAAGACGTGATACCAGCTACGAGAGCACTACGAGTGTAGGCAAACGTGCTTGCAATGTCGCTTCCGTCAACAGCAACCAACTGAGTCGGGCAGAACTCGAATCCCATGAAGTAATTAACTTCACCGTTTACGAGAGCCTTAACAGCCGCAAAGTCAGAATCGCTAACCTTGTCTACGTTGTTTAACAGATCGTCCAACTGCTCTTGGCGGTGAACGAAGTATTTCTGCTCACCCATTGGAGTCTCATTCTTACCAAGAATAGACTTGGCTTCGATGAGCTTGGCAAGAGTCAAGCCTTCGTTAGAACCACTCAAGTTAACGATAACCTTCTGCGAAGCAGGAAGGGTAACCGAAGACTCAGAGGTCGATCCACCAACTTTTGCAGTTGCAGCGTCCAGAGCAGCCGCGATAACCGTGGAGTCGTAAGAACGGCCAAAGAAGGCAGAAGCAATTTCGACATACGGTCCGAGGAAGTCGGCAACGCTACGATTGCGGTCAGGCATATCAATAAGATCTGCCCAACGAGTTGGGGTTGCGGTCAGTTTGCGAGTTTCGTGTACCGTATCAATATAAGCAGTGTCAGCAGCGCGCGTGTAGGAAGTTCCGCTAGCAATTGCTCCAACCTGGGGCAAAAACATAGCTTCTCCACCAACCATGCTACGCTCAGCAAGCTTACCCTTAAGACGAGAAGCTCCCTGCTGATACTGAATATGTACGTCCGAAGCAAACTTCTGTGAGAATGCATTAGGATATTGTGAGGACATATTGTAATATAATTAGTTGTTATAGTTCAGGTTTATTTCCTGTTCCCAGTCAACACTGGCAGGGGCTTCCGACACAGGGCATAAAGCTTGTCTGATTGGAATGCCGCATATTATACACCATTTTATTTAAAATGTCAAGTAAAATTTTAAATAATTACCCAAGAGCTAGTGATGACTTTTCCTCAAAAAGCTTTAAGACCTTTTGGTGAGCAGCACGATCTCCGTCTCGGTATGCAGTGTAGTAAGGATTGGACGGGTTGTTTTGAATGTCATGAATCTGCTCATCAATGCTTTGAGCTGACGTTATGCTAGTATTCTCAACACCCCTAATCTTAGACCCCATCAACGTATCGTACTGAGACGCTAGGCGAGATGCAAAACCAGGCATAGTCCAGAAGTCAGCAACATCCAACCCTAAGTGCTTTGCAACTACCTGAGCCTTATCTAAAGCTTGTTGGTAGCCATCACCACCTCGTGGACCGAAGTCTGCCTCTAGCGATTGAACTGCTTGCTCTACGCTTTGAGTAGACTGCTTCTGTTGGTTGCTGGCATTGTCTTCAAGTGCCTTGGCGATTTGACCATAAAGCCTAGATGCCTGACGTTGCGAAAGTCCAGCCTCATGAAAGATAGCATCGGTTGCTGCCTTTGCGTCTGGGTCTATACCTTCTGGTGCTTGGTAACCATCGGGAGACTCTGGTCTGCCCAAGGCTTTATAGGCTTGATCCCATACCTCATCGCCATCATTGTCCGTAGGGATGGGCATCTTCTCCTTGGAAAGCATACGCTCCAAGTTAAGATAGGACTTAGCTAAACTACCAACCGAGTTAAACTTATCGCCAAGGGCTTTGTATTTGTCAACATTCTCTCCCTCCTCCAAGGGCAGTCTGTCAAATATGTTTTCCTTAAACGACAAGTCATCACTAATAAACTCTTTCAAGTTTGCTGTGGCAACTGGCTTTGCAGGGGCGGCGGGTGCCGCCTCAACTTGCTCGGTTGCTGGTGCTTCTGTTGTTTCTGCCGCGAGTGGGTTTACTGTTTCTTCGCTCACAGTGCACCTCCCCCGTTTTCATACCCAACATTATACTCATGCTTAACTAAGCCTTCGTAGCCATGCTCATTGGCACTGTATCCCGCACGAGATTTAGCATCTGCAAAGCCACGTCTTTGGGCTTCAACACACTGCTTAGTAAGCGATGGGCCATTTAGTTTTTCCCGATTATCAAGAATAGTATAGCGATGCTTATACCTAGCCTCATAATCTTTAGGGTATTTTTTATTTAGCCAAGTAACAAAGTTAGGATCCTTATCCCCGTGAGAACTCCAAAGTCCTGGAGCATCGGGATAAGCCTCTTCAATGGGCATGGCTAGTCTTTCTTCAAGCGTCGGACCCTCGGGTTTAGACGCAGTTTTAGTGGCTACCTTTTTGGTAACCTTCTTTGCTGTTTTCTTTGTAGGCATTATACTTCGTTGATTATCCGAAATGGACCATCCACTTCAGGTCTTTGAAAGTTCTCAAGCCCCCGCATGTACTCAATATAGTTGACGATTCGGCTTAGCAAGTGGTAGCTTCTAAGCTCGTCATTGGTTACATTCGGGTCTACGCCAAACTGATTCATTCTGCAAACATCCTTAAGGTGCTCCAGAACAGTTTCGCCGTAATCACTATTAAAGCATTCTTGGTATGCTTTAACTAAGTCCTTCTCTCCTTTTTCCATAAATTAAAGACCAGCACCGCCCATTTGGGACACGGCCTGCCCAGCCATTTGCAATTGCTGCAACTGCTGAGTAAGCATTGCGATTTGCTCATCGCGTTGCTTAAGCTGATCTATCGTAGCATCATCATTAACAATTTCGGCAGGCACCGTAGAGTTAATGGCAATTTCCTTTAGTCCACGCTCCCAGTCAAGAGATCTTGCACCAGCACCTGGAACAAACGCTTCTATCATTTGTGCGGCTTGTGCCACCTTAACTAGACCTTGTGTACGTTGTGACTTAACTGCTAATGCAATGCGACTGTTGTATACTACGCTAAAATTGCTAATGTCTTCAAGCTCCGACTCTTCAAGCAAGTCATCAAAGTCTCCGACTAGAGACATCTGGATAAACACGTTTTCAATAACCTGACTTAGGCACTCGTCTACAATGTTCTGAAAGATTGGGGTAAAGAGTTTGAGCTGTTCCTCTGCCTGCATCTGAACTTCAAATGCTGTCTTCTCAGTAGTAGCAATGTCCTGCTGAGTAAAGAACTTAAACATTTCATTGAAGAACGCAGAACGAATTTGACCTTCTAGTCTACGAACAAACCAGTCAACACTTTGGATGTTAAACGGAACAATGTATGGCTGGGGTACGCCATTGGGAGTGTGTGGATCAAACATGATTTCCCCACCGGCACGGTCGTCCTTCCGATAAGAACTGTCCTTAGGTACTAGCATTGGAGGACGTACACCCTTCTCAACTGCTACACTAATGTCCCGTATAGCACGGTTCAAGACCCGAACGGTTGGGTATGCTTGTGTACCTGGAGAGCGACCAAAGCCTGCGTCATGCCTGCTTTTAAGTATGCGTGTAACAATGTAGGGCTGGTAGTACAGACCATCGTTGTCTAGGATTGTGCTGCTGCTTTCCTTGCAAATGTATACCGACTCGAATGGACGGTTCTCTGGTGCAGCCGGTATGTTGCCCTCGGACCCTAGCCGTGGCTTAACCATGTGAATGATTGTAAACTTTTTGTTACGAGCAGAAGGATGCTCGGCTTTCATCGCGTCCATGATAACCTCTGGAAGCTCTGCGTTACCGTCTTCTATGTCGTCCTTGAAGTAGGCGTAAATTTGTTCAGCAGTCTTGCCGTCCCACTCGTGAAAGACCGTGGTGGCATACCCGTCTTCATCTTCACGGAATCTAAACTTGCCAAATGGAATTTCTACAAAGTTAAACGCACGTTTCTTAGATGGCATCATAGCCAAGCAGAACGTGCCGAACATGCCGCCACTATGAACTGCCTCATGGAATGCACGATAAAAATTGGACTGACCAATGCGAGTGCGAATGCGATCTGACGCACCGTTGTAAAACATGCGTTCGCTTTCAACAACCTCTGGGTCAAAACTCTGTGACTCAAGCTCTAGCCATCGCTCGTTTTGTGGAGTTAGGTCTGACACAATGCCAGCACTAAACACCTCTAGGGCATCACGGAACGTAGTGTCAAATATGCGAGTGCTGTCAATCTGACCTGCGGTGCGACCACCAATCTGTCCAGACTTACGCTCCTCCCCATAAATTGCTATGTTGTTTGCGTAAGACTTCCACTTTTCCATCTCTGGAAAGTCGTCGAAGTCAGCAAGGATGGCTCTCGCCCTTGATGAATCTTCTTGAGGCATTATCCTAATTTATTTCTTCTCTTGTCTTGCCCAGCAATAATTGTACTAAGCAAGTCCATCTGATTGTCGCCTTCGTATTTTTTGGCTTGTTCACCAGCAGCTATCACTGTAGGTGGCTGACTAATTTTGGTTGGAACTGGTGGAGGTTTAGGTGCAGCACTTTTCATTACTGCTGATGTTGCTACTCCACCTACAACAGATGCTATTAAAGGTACTACAAAATTGCCCATAGTGATAAAAGTTGCCGAACATTATACACCATTGCACAATAATTGTCAAGTAAAAAAACAAAAAACTATTCTTCGATAACATCTATAACCTTTTCGGCTTGCTTTATGTTCTTGTTCTTGTCTCGCAACTGCTTCATGAGTTCACCAATAAGGGCGTTGCCTTGTTGCAACTTTGCATCCCCCTGCTCATCAGACCTTGTGTGCCCCTGCATTTCATTGTCCATACGCACTAGCTTGATGTAGTTTTCCTTGTCCCTAATTCGGTAAGCCTCGTCGATTAGTACCCGATTCTGGATAAGCTTCTCATCCTTGGTCATGGGATCGGTTGATGTCTCAATCTGCTCAAGCCTATCTTTCTCGCGAATAAACTCAGCATGCTTCATCCAGTCCCAAGCCTTCTGCTGGGCATAGCTAAGACTAACACCAAATACCGCAGATGCTATCTTGGGTATTGTTTGTGATGCGTCCTTCTTGTGAATGCGAAGGGCGTATTCCGCATACTTGTCATCTGTAAATCTATTGTGTTTGCCCATACCACATAACTGACTGATAAGGTTGTAGCCCGAATTTGGGCATAAACTTAAATGCTGGACTGTCATCATTCAGGGCCACTAAGTAGTCCTGGAATCCCGCATTAGATATTGTGTTCTTGCCCTGCTTCATAACCTCACGGAATACATAGGGTGAGTCAACCTCCTTGGAAATAAACGCAGTGATTAGCGGCACTCCACCAATTGACAAACTGCCTTTAATCTTTCCGTCTACCTCAATAATGCTAGTTGGTCGCCAAAGTCCGTGGCCGTCTTTCTTAGCTAAGTCCACCAACTCCTCTACGTCTTCTTCCTTTATGTCTCTTATATTTGTCATAATTAAAAGCCATTAACGGGTTCCTCAATACGGACCGGCCCTTTGCGTTTGTTTTGAGTGTACCCGACCGTTGTGTTTAACAAGCCATGCTCGATGCCTTCTGCTACATACCTAGCAGCATCAGCAGCGTGAGAAGTAAAATCGTGAACCGGTACAGTGCCTAGTATGCCAGCAGCATCGTTTTTCTTAGCTCTATACTGCTGCAACATCTTAAGCCCATCCTCCATGTTGGGGCGATAGAAATAGGACTTGTGTAGCAAACTTCTCAAGTTGTTAATACCACGCCACACATCCCTAGTCTTAGGACACACCTTGATGTTGTTACCGCCACAATCACGCAGCTCCATAACATAGTTCTTGGTACCAGTCTTGTCCATGTACGCAGCATCATGCGGCAGGATGTGACCGTACACTTCGTAGCCCGACATGGCAAGTTCAGACACATACTCCCTAGTCTGCTTCTGACTACCCTGGGTAAACCATAGCCACTTAAGCGTAACGCCATCCCACTGCACTAGCCATATAGCTGTGTAGTCTCGGAAACCCAAATCCCATACCGCCCATATCGGCACTTCCTTACTGGCTGGCAGATCGTTCCGGTAGTGACCTTTTCTCCGCTTTGCTTCTGCCACCATATCTTCTGGGGAACAGAAAACTTTCTGCCTAATCGCTTCTCTAGTTCCGCAAAGTAATCTATTGTGCTTTGAGTTAGAAGCGACTCATTGCCCACCATTCGATAGCTTGAGTCATCGTACCAGGGATAGAACAGAAACTTAAAGTCCATTTCCGTAATGTGCTCATCCGTGGTGTTCATCGCCTGCACTACCTGATTGTAGAAGTGCCCAGCTTGTCCACCTTCATAGGTAGACTCAATAAAGACTATGGCCCCTTGACCAGCGGTAGGCAAAGCACCAGTAAGGATTTCCTCAGACCTAATGGGGTCTTTGGCAGCAACCTTGCCCCACTCGGATATGTGCAACACCTGACTCGTACCACCCCTAATCTTAACCTTAGATCTAATCTTCCATACGGGACTAAACACCAACTCGTTTAAGTTGCTATTAACCACATCAACTGTAGCCTTCAAGGAATCATCTAGCTGGTTAAAGGGCTGGATAACCTTTTCCCTTAACAGATCCTTTGCTGCCTCGTCATTGTGAGACTGAATGTTGAACGTACTGTTCTCGTGGGTTAGCACATAGTCTAAGCCAATAATGGCAATGAGAGTTGACATGCCAAGCTGCCTGGCCTTGAGTATAAGCACACGCTTATGCCCCTCCAAGAACACCTCGTTAAGCACGTCACATTGGGCATCGTTGGGAACAAACTGAACCTCTACACCTTCCTTGGTTATGCAAGTGTATAGGTTGCTGATTCGCCACACTGGGTTGGAGAACACATCCTCGCTTATTGGCCGAGCAATAATTTCCCTAACCCTTTCTACTCCGTCTCTATTCATCTTTTAGTGAAGTCTGTTCGTACATCAAGGCTACATGAGGTTCGATTGGATGTCACCTCCTTAACTAATATTTAGTCTTGCTTTTCGTAATCTCCCTTATCAAATAGTCCATCAAGTAAGCCCCAGCCTCTTGTCCCTCTAGTCCCAAGTATTCCACGGCTCCAACTACAGCATGGTATGACTCATGGGCATATGTGTCCACCGTAGACCATTTCAATGCTTCCTTAACAAATATGCCTTGCACTATTCCCAGGTCAAGCCTAAAGCCAGCAGTGTTGTCGCAAGTTTTTAAATTTCCAACTTGCTCTTCTATTTCCTTTACACTAGCCCCCTCTTTGACCATAGCATCAACGAACCCCCCATAGTCTTTACTGCCACCCCATATGATAAACGAACAGGGGTAGACATCGGGCTTTAACACAAGCTTAATCATTAGCCTTACACCATTCCAACTTGTCCCACGCCTCATACCGAGCAGGGCCATACAAATCCCGCATCTCGTCCTCTATCAAGCTCTCCCACAACTTCTGTGACATAACTCTACGACCAGTTCTGGGGTCTAACCCACCCTCCATACTCATCAAACGCTCAAGCAACACATACTTGTCATCCTTCATAACGCCGCACATTATATCACAGTAATTCAACCCTGTCAAGAAATAATTCAACCTACAGTTGATAATAACACTTTAGTCTTGACAACTGACCCTACATACTATATAA